AGGATATGTTAGTGGTAGTGTTTCTATTTCACAGGGAACTGAAACTGTAACTTCATTCGACTTTGGTCCTTCTGCAGCAGGAACTGTTGGTACGGTGACAAGCACTACAAGTGATACTGCAACAACAACTACCACAACAACCTCTACGAGCACTTCTTCTAGTTCTAGTAGTTCCTCTGGATCCTCTGGGTCTTCTGGTTCTAGCGGTTCGTCTGGATCCTCTGGTAGCAGCGGTAGTTCGGGCGGAGGATATGGAGGGTATTAATCCAGACGATATTATTGATATGCATATAACAAAAGACGGACTCACACTACTGTATAAGTCCGTCTGTTTTCATTTGGATAAATGGCCTGGTAATAATCGAGAACCTTGGGAGCAAGAAGCACTTCAACTGATGAAAGATAATTTACTTCGTATTATGTTGGAGCAGCAGTTCAGAAAACCCTAGAGACCGATTTTTTACCGCGATTTTTTTTCCGACTTTCTGGGAATCAAAGGTCGTTTTTGGTTTTGCCCATCAATTCTTCGACCCTCTTACGCATGGTCGCTAGTTTGTGCTGCTCTCTTTCAGTGTGCTTGTAACCATGCTTTCCAAACATGATAAAGTGTCCTTGGCAGATAAGAATCACACCAAGGACACCTATAGTAATCGTTCCAATTAGTTCAATGTAATTTTGAGCCATGGGAATAGAGGTTCAATCACTCCAATAAGTCGAAGAAGACCCTCAGCAAAAAGTGCAAGAACAACCCAGCCAACACAAAAACTAATAATTGAAGCGTTACGATTGTGTCTGCGTATTGCATCATCAATCATCTCCTGAACTTCTTCTTTGGTTGGATGATGTGACGGTTTGATCTCGTCGAAGCGATGGGACATTATCAACCCCCATCAATTTGGCATCCTACCATTGCACCACCAACAACTCCAAGAGGGATTGCCCACCAGCGACCATCACCACGGGACATAGCAGCACCTGCTCCGCCACCTGCAATACCACCAATGATAGAACCTTCGATGCAGGAGTTATCATCTACATGATGATGTCTAACTCGTTCTGCAGGACGATAAGTGCGACGAGGAGTGGGATAGTACGTATCTTCGTATGTAGGTTGACGCCAGATGTCTTCGCCAAACATCTTCTGACAAGGAACGCGAACACGCTTCTTTTCGGTCTTTACATAACCAGGATTTTTCATAGTGCCAGGGATGTAACGCTCACGATACACCTTCTTGAAACACTTTTGCTCTTTAGCATATCCACTCTGAGACTCATATGCTTGAGCAGCGGGGACAGAACTGAAGAGGAGGAGGGCGGCGAGTGCAAGTTTCATAGTGAACCTCTGTGTGTATGTAATAATTATACTACAGAAAAGGGAGTAAATGTTACTCCCTTGTGACAGATATATTACTGTCTATTTCAGTCTTCTTCAGCGAGTTTAGCAAAGTAGGACAGAGTATCATCCTCATCTTCTACAGGAGAAGATGCAACTGCTTTCTCTCTGAAAGATGCAACCTCTTCACCCCATCCTTCCCTAGGAGAAGGAGTGATGTCAGGAGCATTGAAAGAACCGCGACCTTCAGACTCATCCTCAAGGGATTCATCAATAGGACGTGCAGCAGGTGCAGTTTTACCCAGCACCAGGTTCAGACGTGCTTTCAGTTGTTCGTAGGACTTGAAGTTCTTAGGATCTTCAAACTCTGCAAGGGAATACCCCTGCTTCCAAATGCCTTCCAGTTTATCATCATCAAACCCACCCAGAGTTCCAGGTGAAGCGAATTCAGACTTATCATAATTCCAATAACCATCGACCTTGCGGATCTTCAGTTTGAAGTCAGCACCTTTCCAGAAGTTGAAAGGATCGATGGGAGTCTCGTCTGCAAATGCAGGTTGCATTGCTTCAACGAGTTTGTCAAAGATCTTCTTTCCGAACTTGTACAGGAAGACCTTACCTTCGTTCTCGGGATGAGCAGGATCACTCACAACATAGATGTTGGAGTAGTAAGAAAGCTTACGCTTTTGAGCACGAGCAATCTCTTTATCGCTATCGCGACCGCTGTTCCAAAGTTCGCGGTTCATTTCACCAACAGGATCATCCTTGCCGAGAGTGGTGAGAGAGTTCTCAATATACCACTGTCCACCAGGACCCTTGAAGGCGTGAGACCAGATCTTTGCCCAAGGCATTTCTTCGCCATCGGGAGCGGGAAGGAATCGGATAACGGCAAATCCGTTACCAGACTTGTCCAGTTCAGGTTTCCAAAGACGCTCATCAGCGCCAGAACCTGCTGCTGGTTGGTTTAGTTTTTCGATCTCTCGGGTCAACTTAGCAAACGTGTTGCCAGCGGAAGACGCTTTCTTGAGGGATGCGAATGACATAATCGTATTCTCCGTATTGATTGTGTGTAGTTGTATTTGATTGACTACCCTGTAAGGATAGCATAATATATATCAGGTGTCAAACTCTTTCTTTGCCGCTTGTTCGAGTGTCCTAACCATAGCCTCCAGGCACTCAGCAAGATGCGAATACCCAAAGGCGTGGGACAAAGCATCAATTCGAGTCTTCATCTCTGCTGCCTCTTCATCAGTAGGAGAAGCAAGACATAAACGAGTGTAAAAGTTTCTTTGCTTTTCAATCAAAGTTTTACACTTTTCAATATGGTCTTTCTTTTCTTCCTTGTTCATTCCAGGAAGTCTGGATGTCATGTATGACAGTTGTTGATAGGTATTAAAAATATCTTGTAAGTTTCCTTGTACTTGTTCTGATTGAAAAAAACTCATAACTTCGTCCTGATGGTTTCTAGTAAGACTTTCTTGTAAATCTGACAGTTTATATTAACAAAAGGCGCATACTTTAATGTTCTGATGCGAATATCTTTCCATATAGGATCGTTCAACTTCTTATCAAAATTAGAAACGAATCCTAAGCATCTTTCAAATACGACTAATGTTTCGATAGAGATATTGCCAGCAAGGTAATGTTTAATGATTGGAGGATGTCCAGATTCCAGAGTAAATAATTTTTCAAATGCTTCTGTATAAGGAGTCTGGTAATCATCTAATAATGTATTGACATCCTGTTTAAATTTATATGTAAAAGACTCTCGATTTGTCTTCCAATCGGTGTAGATATCCTTACTAAAAGACTGTAGATATCCTTTAGGATCATTAACAAAATTAGCGACAAAGTAATCCATAACTTCATCGTTGGAATACCTTGTCGCTAATTTTTTAAAGAAGTAACGATCGCGCCGCTGTTCAAAAGATTGTTCATTGGCACGAACTTTACCTCTGTATTTGAAATAATCGTAGTCTTGTTTAGTGAAGTGTTGCTTGAGTGCAAGATACATCTTATACACTTCAAAACCTGTCACAGTGGTAAGACTCCTTTAGATGATTGTTTCATGTAGTTCAAACGCATCGCTTCATGGCGAAGACGTTCTTTTAGTGGTTTAGATAACAGTTTAGGGACAGTTTCCACTTCAATTTCATTTTCATTGCAGTAAGTAACTACTGCTTCAATATAAGAAATAAGTCCTTTGCTGGTTTTGACTAGACGTTCAATCTCCTGAGAGAATTTCGTCGGTGTCATAAACTTGTCATCCAACAGATTATCTTTCATGGTAGGTGACGAATTCTTTAATATAGGACTTAAGTAGTTGTAAATAGTCATCAAGATTGTACTTCTCAAACACTTGAATAGTTCCCTCTTCGGTGGCGATAAGTGTGACAATTTTCTTTACCTCTATACCTGAACGCTCAAGGAACATTGCTGCATATGCAGTCTCTTGCACAAAATAGTGCTCGATGTATGATTCCTTTTTTTCTTTAGTGGAGGTTTTAAAATCGATTACTGCCAACTCACCATCGAATTCAGCAATACAGTCCACTCGACCTGCTAAACCGAGAAAATGGGAGTAAAGGAAAGTCTCTAAACAATAAATTTTATTGATACGATTTAACGTAGACTTTGCTGACTGAAACATTCTAACAGATAATGGATTATTTTCCAAGTAGCTGTCTAAATTCAGTTCTCCTTTGAAATAGTCTTCTGCTATGTTGTGATATGCAGTGCCCCGTTGTGTAGCACGAGCAGTAATTCGATTTGCCTCTTCTTCACCAATTTTTGCTCTCCATTTTTTGAAGAACTTAGCGTTCTGAAACGATGTGATTGAGGTAACACTCGGGTAATATTTATCTGCTCCAGGGATAGGATAAAACCTAACCCCGTCACGGTTCACAGGATCAACCTCAACATGATTATTGAGATCGACATTTACAAATTCAAACATCAGAAACCAAGATTGTATTTATTAATAAGGTAAGATTTAACCAGACCAGAACGGACGATATCATCAATACCAAATTCAATACATGCAAATTCTTGCATCTCTTGAAGGATCCTGATGAAGTCAGAGATACCAGACTTTTCTGAATCTTTTACTAGATCAGACTGAGTGATATCACCACACAGCATGATCTTAGAGTCTTCACCGATACGAGTGATCATCGAATCGAGTTCGTGGAAGTTCAGGTTAGAAAACTCATCAACAATGACAATAGCATTATCAAGAGTAACTCCACGGATAAAAGAAGTAGACCAGAAACTAATAGTTTCCTGCGCTCGTAAGTTGTCATAAAGCATATCAAACGAATTATCATCAGGCATACTAAACATGTATCTAACCATGTTCTTATATGGAATCTGATAAAGCGCAGACTTATCTTCATGGTCTCCAGGAAGGAAACCAATCTCTCTTGTAGGAACAAGAGACCTTACAATGTATATTTTATCATAAGGTGTATTTTCGTCAAGTACCTCCTGCAAAGCAAGATACAATGTAATAAATGTTTTACCAGTTCCCGCTGCGCCATGCAAGAGTAGGTTTTTTTGTAAACCATATTCATCGAATGCAACCTTCTGATTGTCTGTCAATGGTTTGATAGGAACCATGTAAGACTTATCAATAGGTTTCTTCCTTTTGATCTGTTTAGCAGTCATATGAGGAGGGACAGGATTACTAGTAGTGTTCCTTTTGCGTGCTCTTGCCATAGTTTAGGTGTATCGACTCAAGTTTGAACGAGGATGTGCTTTCTGGACTTTAGACATTACTTCTTTAAATCCATCGGAATGTTTAGGTGTGCCATAAGTCATTCCTCCGACACCCGCCATCCAATCTTTATCCCAATCAGGGTTATCCTTTTTCCACTGATCGTATTCTTTCATAGTCATGGAGAGAGTTTTTGTTTCTCCCGTCTCTTTATGTTTTACTGGGTAAGTAGGCATTAGGTCCACTCCATTGCTTCTGCACAAATAGGGAATTGTTCTACAAAGATTGCCTTACACATGTTAGCAATCTCCATATGTTCTTTCTGGGTTCCATGCCCAGATCGTAAATCTATATAGTGAATCCACGAGCGAACTGATCCTGTCATGTACAATTTTGTTGGCACGGCGAGGGGAAGCACAAAACGCGAACACTCCTTTGCGATGTCAGCATCGAGCATCTCTTTGTAGAGTTTCATGCCAGCATCAAAGTGTTTCCTCATCTTGATCTCAAACTCTTGCTTGACAAACGGGTCAATATCATCAATAGAATTCTGACGATTCTTGGTGTCTTGACGGCGTAGTTCAGGTAGAGGGATCTCCTCCGTGAGTAGGGAAGAATCAGCATAGCGTTGTGAAAATTCTTGATAGGTCATACTCCTATGGCGGAGCAGCTGAGCTGCTAGTCCCCTGGTAGTATGAATCTCAAGGGTCATGAACGCCTGCTCAAAGACGCTCCAGTGCCCGTGTTTAATGCAATACTTAAGAAGACCAGCAACCTTTGGATTGTCCTGGTTAGAGGGGTTGCTGACTCTTGCAACATACCCCATCGTCTTTTCAGCATCTGGGGTGACGGATACTAGTTCAACTTTCTGATTCATCATTTTTGAAAAGAATATGAGTGATAATACACATAGCAAATGCTTTCAGGTATCCAATAGTTTGAAGACCAAACAACCCTGGCATTAACCAATTCCATAATAGCATAAGAACTAAAGGTTTGACAAATACGCCAATACCTTTAGCAACTGCTTTCACATTCTTCTCTTGTTCTGCTTTCTTTGCAGCAAGAATGTCCGCTTCAGTAGGTTCAGGAGCGGGAGTTTTCAAGTTGTAGACTGTCATTTCTTTTTACCTTTTGGTTTTGATGGGTCATTCCATAACTTCGGATTAATTCTACCATTAGTTTGGTTGAATGTCACGAAATCGTTTCGGTATAGATCCCAATAATAATCAAACACATCAACTCTCTTATTGGCAATAACAATATCAAACTTGGTGATACCATCTTGCAGGTATTCAACCAAGTATGTTGTATATGGTAGTGATGTATCTTCTGCAGCAGATGGATCACATCCTTGCTGTAGAATTCTTACTTTGCTCAACTGCGACCTCCCCACTCAATAGATGGGAATGCTTCAGAAACGACTGCCTTAGTAATTCTTTTGTACTTTGTAGACAGTTGTCCATCCTTAACTAAACAAAGGAGTTCTGCCTCCTCAGCAGAGAGACCCTCCAGTAGTTGAATGAACATAGATTCTCGTTTCATACTTGGGAGACGATCTTGTCCACCCTTTACGAAACGGAAGAAACCTCTATACTCTTGTTCCAGACGAGTATGATCTGTCCCTACAGGTGCATCATTCGGCGTGTAAGGAACCTCCCCTTCAGGGATCAAAGAGATGACGCTCTCGTCAAAATTCCAAATCATTAGTTGGCGAAGAGCGGGTGTATTGTGTTTACGAAGGAGATCAATTTTCTCCTTCTTCGTTTTTGCATTAGAAACCTTTCTCAAGATTTCACTAAGTAGCAACCTAGAGTTGCTATTGTCAATAGATCGTGTAGGCATAATAACTCCTAGAATCAGTCTTCATCTTCGTCATCAAGTTCCCAGATATTTGTTTCTGGTCTGATGTAAATTAAATCATCATGTAACATGTTGCCATCCGCGTCAAACATTTCGGGATGAGTAACTGACTTTGCATATGCTGCGTTTTCGATAAAATCTTCAACGTAACCTTTCGCTAGCCAGGAAACTGTGATGCCTAGAATGAAAGCACCAAGTATAACTAAAACAACTAATGCTGTTAACATGGTTTCCCTCCTTTATATGGTCAGCAATAATATGGAAACCAACCTCCTATGTTAGAACTCTGACATTATTTAGTACGCTTCTTACGCCCTGGTCTACGATCATGTTCATAACGAGAAGCATCATCTAGAACACCTTGAAGATAAGATCTAATCTTCCTTGCTTTAGGTTTCCCTAAGTGTCCATATGCTTCTTTGAGTTGTTTATTTCCACCTTTGATATACTCTTCAAGATCATTTATCAATGCCTTTACGGAGTTTGCAGTAGCAGAGTCAATAAATTCACGCGCTTGTTTTCTAGTTGTCTTTGCTGATTGGAGATAGTTGTAGCATCTAAACAGATACTTGTCTTCCTCAAACGCAACATCGATTGCCCGTTCAACAAGATCATAAAATTCAGGATTCATCAGATAAGATTTTTTTGTCGCATGTATTTAACAGCATCGACGCATCCGCCGAGCTTCTTTGAGTTTAGCAGAACTTGAGGAAAAGTGCTACCCTCACCGAACTCACCATAGAAAGATTCTCTATCAAAGTCTTTATCTAATTGATATTCCCTATAAGAAAATCCTTTCCCCTCTAAAACTTGTTTAATTTTTGTGCAGTATGGACAACCAGGTTTGGTGTATACAGCAAAATTAGTCATAGTTGATGTGTGCGAAAGAATAAAAAAGGGACTCCAGGAGTCCCTTAGTTTACCTTATATATGCAGTGATCAGAAGGAATACTTCAGACCCAGTTTAGCACCATATCCGCGATCGATATCGCTGTCGCCAGAACCGACGAAGGAGACCTCACCGTATGCACCAAGAGCATCGCTCAGAGCAACACCAACACCTGCCTTACCAGAAGGAACAGTTTCATCAGTACCACTGTCAGGAGTCAGCAGAGTAGCACCACCTTGAACGTAGTAGGAAGCAGACTCACCGAGAGCGCCCTCGTAGCCTACATGGAAATCTGTAGCGGCACCAGTGTAATCCGAACCCGTCCAACCTGCATTGGTTTCCACGTTGACGTACGGACCTGCAAGGGCAGCACCAGGAGCAGCGAAAGCAGCAGCTGCAGCGGCAGCAGCGAAAGCAGTTTTGATCATTTGAAAATACCTCGTTTTGTTTTTACTTGCGGAGTGATTACCCGCAGATGAAAGCAGACTCGACTTGTCTGCGTTGGAAAGATTATAACACAACCTTGGAGAGAAGGCAAGTGTTACAATTTTGTAACGTTACGAGGAATATTTATAAGTGTTAATACTTACAAATGTTACTGAATAATTACTGATTACCGTCAAGTTGTGATTGTTTCTTTTCTAATGCTCGCTGTGCTTGTTTTTTAATCATACGTACATATAGTAATTCATGTTCGTTGTATAGTTCAGGATGTTTCTTTGCTGTCTTGAGGATCTTTTTTGCCCCCTTTATTGTGTCTTTGTATCTCATTTAGATTATTCCTAGATTCTACGAGTAACTTTGCTGCATGTAGACGATCCTCATAATAAGAATCAGGATCTATTTGAATATCCATTACATCCATCGGGTCTACAATCGATTCAAATTCCAAATCTCCATCACCTACTATCTCCCTCAGTTCAGGAGTCAAGTGCTCATTTGGAATTTTAGGCAGTTTCATAATTATATTTAGATAAAAAAAGAGGGTCCGAAGACCCCCATTATATCATTAATCATTATCTTGTCTATAAAGATCTTCTAATGATTGTTTGGTATCATTGAATTGCTGACTATTCATTTTAGATACATCAACATACATCACCTCCTCACCAGGATCAGGTGCTTCTGGATGTCTTCGTTTGATGGGTTCATTCATTGCTTTATTAATTGATTGAATGTTCGACCACATCATAGCGAATGCGGCACCTGCAATCAAGGCAAAGCAAGTGAAGTAAATAAGGACAAACCAGCTGTTCATTGTGTCAATTCATCAAAGTATTCTCTGGATGCAATATGCCCTTTATATCCAGGGAAATGACGATCCATCATTGCACCAATACCCATCGCAGTAATGGCACTGGTGCAAAGAATCCAGACTTCTTTCTTGTCCTCCAGGACCACATGCGGGAGTGGGAATTTAGTCTTCTTCATAAGTAAATGTTTTGTTTTTGACTTTGGTATCAAATTCACCAGTGCGTCCTGGTTTCATCTTCCCTACCTTA